TTTCCATAAAAAATAAATAGTTATAATATTCATAAAAAGGGTAGTTGGAGACTAATATTCGTATATTACTAATAAAGTTTGGCGGAACCGTTACCTGTAACACCGTTACGGGGGCGTTCCGCGCACCTAGTTCCTGGGGGCGACGTCCCTGGCACCGAGTACTAAGACCCCCGTTCACCGTGTAAGCGTTGGAATGAGATCAATCGGGACAAGCCATCTAATCTGGCTCGTACTCTGTTCTCTGTTCTAAGGTCAAAAAAATCCCCGCTCTAGGCGGGGATGGTGTCGCCCCCTTGCGGGGGCGTCGCGCTAGGCGCGGGGGGCAAAGTACCCGTTCTTTATAAACGCTGCCACATAGCTGCGTGGTGTCCCTGTACCAAGGTTTAGGCCAGCCGCTTTTTCGGCGGTCAGTACGGCTTGCGCTTTTTCGGCGGTAAACTGGCCGTCGGTGCTTGCCAGTATCGCCGCCAGTGCTGCTACCCTAGTGTTCGGGGCAGTGTGCCCCGCTGCCCGCCATGCGCGTCCCAGGCCCTTTGCGGGGGTCTGCAGGGTCGGCGTACCAATGACGAGCTCGGCCATTGCCTGCGCTTTCTCGTTCAGGGTGTACACTGGCGCGTCGGTCGCGGGGGCAGTTATATCAGCTTTCTTTTTCATAACAAACTTCCTTTTTCAATGTGGTCGGCGGAATTGCCTTGCCACAAATTCATAGTGCCACACCCTGCCATCAATGTACAGTTATTTCTTATACCGTGTTGGCATAAGGATGCGCATCCTTATAACCCGCAAAAGGACGGATGCAAAACACCCGAACATGACGCCATAGGCTACATGACGCCATAGGCTACACGATGCGCGTGGTGCCAAGCGCCTAGTACGACGCGCTAGGCTACATGACGCTGTAGGCTACATGACCTGACCCGCCACATGACGCGATGCGATGCGTGACGCCGGACGCTACATACCGCAGACCACCCCCCACCCGAAGGGGGGCGGGGTGAGACAAAACCGCCACCCCTCCAAACCTTACCATACCTCCGAGTACGAAGTTCGAAGAACCGAGTTCTGAGTCCCATATATATTGTTCGAAGAACCGAGTTCTGAGAAGACTGCCACTAAAATAGTGCTTGCTTCGCACCCGGAACTATGGTAGGCTTCCATTATGGACATAAACCTTGCTCTGCAGAACCAACTTACCGATAGACAGAGGCGGAAAGATGCCAATTCTAACGTTGAGAGGATGTGGACGCCGAAGCAGATCCAGAACGCCTTCCTAGAAACCTTTGAAATGGTAGGGGGCGTCCCACGGTTAGCGACGTGGGCCAACCAAGAGGAGAACTACGAGACATTCCTCAAGCTGCTCATAACCTTAGCACCGAAGGGGGCAGCGGCGTTGCTCGGAGAAAGACAGGGCAACGTCATAGAATATAGATCATTAGTTCCACAGAGCCCATTAAACCGACAAGCAGAGGCTACTGATGGAGACGTTATTTGCGATAGTACTGATATGGGCACTGATAACGGGGGCGACGTCGAATCAGAACTTCGATGCAGCGTTTCTCCACTTTCAGGTGAGGAATGATCTAGATGCCGAGTGCGGAGATCAAAGCGCCGAGCAACCCCAACCTCCTCCGGTTGAGCCAAGCGATAGAAGCTGCGAATCGGAGGACCAAGGGGTCACCGGCGAATCTCTTAGTCCCTAACTCGCTTGGAACAATGCTGAACCGATGGGGGTACGGTGAGGGAACAACGGCTAGTGAAAAACTGTTCTCCGCTGCTGACGTCGGGGGAGGGCCGGAGCTCGCCAAGCTCGCTCCAGCACTCGGTATCTTCATAGCAGCGGCCAAGAAGCACAGTCCCTACAAGATTGCCGATGCCATTCGGCGCATAGATATGGGGGACGATGCGGCGCAAGTGTGGGCCGAAACTGGGATCGGCAAGGAGCCTCTGACCGGAACTCCGATTACTGAGATCAACGATTCTAAGATGAAGTATCTCCAGGTGCCGAGCTCTAGGAAGCATAGGCCGGTGACCGAGGTGCTGGATCACCCAGAGCTGTATGACCTAGTTCCGGAACTAAGAAAAGCCCACGTCAAGGGGGTGGCTAACGATGGAGGGTCGTGGAACCCCGTCACTCGGGACATAGAGCTTCCCACTAGCTTTGGGAACTCGGCACTAGATACTGGGGTCCACGAACTCGGCCACGGGGCGCAGACTTTTACCGGCTTGAAGGGGGGATCAAATCCCGACCTCTTTGGCTATAAGAAAGAGATGTCCGAGGCAGTCAGGGGGGAGAAAAAGCTGGCTAGATTTATGAAAAATTGGAATCCCAGCAATTCCTCCTCGATGTCCGTGTATACCGATCCCACCTACCAGAAGTTGAAGAGCGCCATAGGGGTGGCGGAACATAGGGCCAACAAAGCGGTTGACAGATACGAAGAGGAGCTTGGGGAAGCTATGGCGAGGTTGGGCGCTGGGCGACGGCTTATGACTCCAGGAGAGCAGTTGGATCAATACCCCCTAGAGCCAAGCTATTTTAGAAATTTAACTGGGACAGATCTTAAAGATCTCAAGATCGGCCCCGAGCACGGTGGTCCGGCTGCATCAATCGGCCCCGTGTACCGAGGGGCTGTGAATCCTACTCAGTTGGAGAATAGGAACTGGTTTACGGAAGACCCTGAGTATGCCGACGCGTATGCTAGGGGGCTGAGTGAAGATATGTGGGGAGAAAGCCCCGATCATCTTCCAGGCGCTGTGATGGCTAAGTACGAGCTTCCAGATGACAATTTAGTAGATTTTACTAAGAATCCTGAATTGGCCGCGCAGCTTAGAGCTTGGGGGGATAAGAACGATACTCCTATAGATATGGATAACGAATTCGGTCATCCGTATTGGGAAGACAAAGATGCTGTAATGCAATTCCTAGAGGAAACGAAGACTCCTTGGGACGTCACTAAGTTTTTTGCTGGTGCTGACGACTTTGCTCCTGGTGAGAAGACTCAAGTGGAGTATCTGCTGCGCGATCCTAGCATGGCTAAGATGCTGTTTGGGGGCAAGAAATGACCAAGCAGGTAGTACAGAGTGTCTACACTCCGCGCCCGTTGTCCCTGGACTTCCACGCTAGGTCTGAGCGCTTTTCTGTCATTGTAGCGCACAGACGGTTTGGTAAGACTATCATGTGCATTAACGACTTGGTAGATAAGGCAGTACAGAATCCCCTGCCCTTCCCACTATATAGCTATGTGGCCCCTCTGTACAAGCAGGCGAAGCGCATAGCGTGGACTTACCTCAAGCATTATGCAGGGCCGCTGATAGAGAAGACCATGGAGTCCGAACTGTCAGTTAAACTCAAGAGTGGCGCACTGATCTCGTTGTACGGTGCTGACAATCCAGACAGCCTACGGGGTGTCTATAACGATGGAGTAATTCTAGATGAATATGGAAACATGTCGCCGCGCCTATTCGGCGAAGTTATTGCGCCTACGCTCTTGGACCGTCGCGGGTGGGCGGCGTTTATCGGAACACCAGCCGGGCCTAATCATTTTAAGGAGCTATGGGACAGCGCGCAAACAGATAGCAGATGGTTCAAGAAAATGTACAAGGCTACTGAGACAGGAATTTTTACGGCTGAGGAGCTGGAGGAAATCCGCACAATGCCCGGAAGCGACGAAAACAGTTACAGACAAGAAATGCTCTGTGACTTCGCTGCTGCCGTAAGAGGGGCGTACTACGGACAACTGATTAACGACCTAGAGGCGCGAGGTGACTTCGTTGGACACTACCCGTATGATCCAGATAGACTTGTTCTTACCGCCTGGGACATTGGATACTCCGATGACACGTCGATCTGGTTTTTCCAGACGGACGGTCGCAAAATTCGCATCATCGACTTTTTTACAGTCTCCGGATACGAGGTCGACGACGTTATCGGAGTCCTTAGAGCGCGCCCTTACGCCTATGGGACCGCGTACCTCCCGCATGACGCTAAGAACAAGTCTTTCCAAACTGGAAAATCTACCCGAGAATTGATGATTAAGGCCGGGATGCGGACACAAATCGTACCAGACCTTAGTGTTCAGGACGGGATACAGGCCACACGGAAGACTATGCACGAGATGCAGTTCAATACCCACAATCCAGAGGTAATGGTCGGGCTAAATGCCCTGAGGATTTACCAGCGGGAGTGGGATGACAAGCGCAGGATGTTCAAGGAGTCCCCCAAGCACGATTGGAGCTCAAACCCTGCCGACGCTATGCGGATGCTCGCGCTAGCAATGACTACTTCCGCCGCCAAGCGGGGGGCTAAGACCATACAGACGATAAAGCCTGCAATAGAGGGCAGCAACGTCTATAACCTCGACAAACTATGGGCCGAGCGCGACGCGCGTCGTGGCTCCACTAGGAGAATATGATGACTGTATGGAATAAGAAGATAGAAAAGGCCGAAAAATTCTTTGACAGAGCCAAAGAGCATGGCCGCAACGTCTATAATCGCTATAAGGACGACCGCCAGGATCAAGTGATTGGTCTTCATAGGGTAAATATCTTCTACAGCAATGTAAATACGATTAAAGAGTCCTTATTTAACTCTTTGCCTAAGCCCGACGTATCTAGGGTGCATAAGGGGGATTTTGAGGACGATGTAAGTCGTGTAGCGGCCAATATCCTACAGCGGGCACTGAATTACGAGGTACAGTGCTTGAGGAACTTTGAGCCTGCTATCAAGTACGCTATACTTGACCGCCTAGTGCCTGGAATGGGGCAGGTATGGCTGAGATTTGAGCAACCTGAGGCTATAGCCATTGATGTGCTGTATTGGGAAGACTTTATCTACCAGCCAGCCCGAAATTGGGACTTAGTCCAGTGGGTAGCTCGTAAGCATGAGCTAACTAAAGACGAGTTTATAGAGGCTTATGGAGAAGAGGGATTTAAGGAGGCGTCCCAGATTAAGGCAGATAACAATGTCACACCTAAGGAACTTACAGAGGACAAATACTGCGCTTACGAGATATGGGACAAAAAGAAGAAAGAAGTGGTGCATATCGTTAAGGGAGCCAAGGAGCCTTTGAAGACTATACCAGATCCCTATGGTCTACCAGATTTCTACCCCTGTCCACCTCCCATGTTCGCGAATCTAACTACCAGCGCTCTGTTGCCAATTACCGATTACCACCTAGCCCAGGATCAGTACAATGAACTTGACACGCTGTATGCTCGTATGGCTCTTATTACGCGGGCCGTTAAAGTGGCCGGAGCGTACGACGCCTCTGCAACCGAAATCAGCCGTATGCTGGAAGGTCAAGAAAATAAGCTCATACCAGTAGATAATTGGGCGATGTACGCAGAGAAGGGCGGGGCCAAGGGACTAATAGACTGGTATCCTATAGAGCAGATTGTTACTGTGTATCAAGCTCTACAGCAGCAATACGACTTCGTTAAGTCTACACTGTTTGAAATCACTGGCATGAGCGATATTATGCGCGGTGCGTCCAATCAGTACGAGACAGCCAGCGCACAGGAGATTAAAGCTCAGTTTGCTAGCGTCCGCATGGGGGGCTACCAGAGGGGGGTCAACTACTTTGTACGAGATATTTTGAACGTCATGGCTTGCTTGATGTGCAAGCTGTATAGTGATGAGAAATTCCAGCAAATAGTCGGCTCATTTACAGAGGGCGATCAACAATACCTCGCCCCAGCGATGCAGTTGCTCCGTGACAACGTAACTCGTCAATATAAGGTAGATATTGAGTCTGACAGCTTAACCCAGAGTGACTGGGCACTTGAAAAGAATCAGCGCATGGAGTTGACGGGCTATATCGGCCAGTTCCTGACGGCTGCTCTACCAGCAGTTCAGGAACAGCCACAGATAGCTGGCTTGCTCATGGGTATGCTCAAGTTTACCATCGCTGGGTTTAAGGGGGCTAGCGAATTGGAGGGTATAATAGACTCGCAGATAGCGGCTATGGAGCAAGCCAAGCAGGAAGAAGAGCAGAATCCTCAGCCCCCAGAGCCTAGCCCTGAAGAACAACAGATGCAAGCTGAAATGCAGATGGAGCAGCAGAGGATGCAGATGGAGCAGCAGAAGATGCAGGCCGAAGCGCAGATGAAGCAGATGGAATCTCAGCAGAAACTGGAGCTTGAGCGGGCGCAGGCAGAGGCTGACCTAGCGGTTACTCAGCAGAAAGCACAGCTTGACATGCAACTGAAGCGCGAAGAGCAGGCCATGAAGATGCAGATGCTCCAAGTAGAGCTAGCGTTTAAGAAAGAAGAACAGCGCATGAAATTAGAGGGGTTAATGGTGTCTTCCCAAATAAAGACCCAGCAACAGCAACAACAGATGGACATTAAGGAGAAGGAATATGAGCGAAGAGAAAGTAGAGAAGACGCCAAAGAAGGTAAAGAGCCAGCCGGAGACGACGACTGAGGAGAAAGAGGAAAAGCCTGTCGCGGTTGAAGTCAACCAGTGGCCCTGCTCAGGAGGCGGCTGATGCCAGTCTATGACTCCGAGTGCTTGGTCTGTGGAAAGCCTGGACAGTACACCAGTTCGGTAGAATCGAGGACGATTTTGCCGCCCTGCGAACGCTGCAATGGCCAGACCAAGAAGGTGATTTTACACGCTCCATGCGGTTACGTCAAAGGTAACTTCGCTGCGTTCAGATCCACCGTTGACGGCTCCCTTATCACTGGCGACCGCGCTCTGCGCGAACATAACGCCAGAAATGGAGTAGTGAACATACACGAGGGATTCGACGAAGCTAAAGTCTTAGCTGGGGACTTTGGCAGGGTAGAAGTCAAGCCAGACAAAAAGGAAATAGCCAACGACGTTGGCGAAGCTCTACACAAACTACAACATGAGGGCTATGTTCCGCCCCCTAGAGAGGCCTACCATGAGTGATGACCAAGAAGTAGATCTGCAAGAAGAAGTTCGCGCGGCGTTTGTCGCGTATGACGATGATGGTACGGATTCTGACGCTGGTGCTCCTAGAGGACCAGATGGAAAGTTTCTTGAGCATGAGATATCAGATGAAGTAGCCGCCG